AACCTATAACAAACAACCTATAACAACCTATAACAACCTATATAACAAATATCCTATAACAAATAATCTATAACCACGAATAAATATATAAATAATATTAAATAAATGAATATATATTTAATATTAACTAAAAATGAAAAAAATAAATGATGTAAGTGACGTAAGTGATAAAAATAATGAATTAAAAACTAATGATACTTGTGATAAAAATATTGCAAAATTAGACATACACAACGATATTAAAAATAAATTAAAATACTTTATTGAAATAAAGAAAATACCAAATATAATTTTTCACGGGGTTTCGGGGTGTGGTAAAAATACGCTTGTAAATAATTTTATACATGATATTTATCATAATGATAAAGAAATGATAAAAAATTATGTAATGGAAGTAAACTGTGCACACGGTAAAGGTATAAAATTTATTAGGGAAGAGTTAAAATTTTTTGCAAAAACAAATATAAATTTAAAAGATGGTGAGATATTTAAAACAATTATTCTGTTAAACGCTGACAAGTTAACAATAGATGCACAGTCAGCATTACGTAGGTGTATTGAGTTATTTAGTCACTCTACTAGATTTTTTATAATTGTCGAAGATAAGTATAAGTTACTCAAACCTATTTTATCTAGATTTTGTGAAATATATGTACCTGAACCTATTATAAATGGTAAAGTAATAAATTTACACAACTATGCATTAGATAAAATATACAATTTAGGAAAAATAGTAAAAAAGAAAACCGATAATCTTAAAAAAGATTTAAAACTGGATAAAAAGTATACTCTAAACGAACTTGTTAACCTTTGTATAAAATTATATGAAAATGGATATAGTTGTTTAGATATTATTAGTTATATTAATACTAGTTCCTTACATGAAAGTAAAATATACGAATTTATGGTTATATTTAATAAGATAAAGAAGGATTTTAGAAATGAAAAATTACTAATGTTATTTATATTAAATTTCTTTCTTTTTCGTAGTGATTCCATTTTAGAAAATATTTCATTTATGTAAATGGACGACTTTTCTTTGAATAGTTTACAAGAATCTCGCAACGAGTGGTGTTCGCGACTAATTACTGTTTTAACACCTTGTGTAATAGATGGCGTTAAGTCAATATTCGAAGAATCGTGGAAACTATGTGTGGAGAATGACGAGAAAACGAAATATTTAATGACTTTTCAAAACTTCCTTTCAAGGGTTCCAAAGTGGAATCCCAATATTATTTCACAAGAATGTTCACGTATTAAAGAAAAAAGTAACTGTACATATATTTCTGACCTTATAACATGTGTTCATATCATTCAGTTAAAAATGTTATCGTGTATGCGAGTTGGAACAAAACAAAAGAAGATTGATGTGAATATTCCATCTTTAGAAGATTTTGTTCATCATGTATACATTAATGCTGCCCGTAAAATATATACAAATGTATATTTATTTGAGATGGGTATATCATCATTAAAGTCTCAAAAAAATTCAAGAGAGTTAGAGATTATTATTAAAGAGTGTATTTTACAGACAATTCGTGAAACAATACCTGTAGAAGAACTATTGAAGTTGTACATGAATGAAACGGTAGAAAATGCGATGGAGGTTCATGAAAGAGAAGAAATTATTTCCCAAGAACCTATTATTGATAAACCAGTTGCTGGTAGTATTTCCGAACCGACACCTATGTCAGCTAAACAACTCGCCGAAGAAGCTGACACACTTTCAAAAATTAAAGCAGCTTCTAATGCAGGAACATTTTCGGAGCCATCTATTGATATGGATTCTAGTTCATCCAGTGCATCCAGCGCATCAGGTGTAAGTTTTAACATGGATAATAATGAGGTAATACCGATTGAAAATATAAGTAATGAAAATCGTGATAATTCGTCTAAAGATTTTGACGATGACTATGATGACTATGAGGACAATGATGACGAAGATGATGACAATGTTAAACTAAATATAGGAGATAATGTTGAGTTGAGCGTTGATCCATTCCCGAATGACGATGATGATGATGATAGTAATATTGATTTAAAAATAGAAGAAATTCCACTGATTGATGACTTTTAAATTTTAAATCTTAAATTAAAATTATTATTAAGCATTATTCGTAAAAACCTGTAATAGATTATTCCCGTATAAAATAAATGGACAACTTGTATGTTTCGGCCGGAATTGTTGCATGTATCTTTCTTTTAGCAAAATTCATAGAAGTAAGATTTATTTCAAAACCAACTGATGATGAAGCTCCTGATTCAAAACCAATGAAGACTGCTCTGCGAGATGCTGTTATTGTTTTTATCAGTTACATTTTAGGGCATTTTATTGTAACACAGTTTAACGAGTCTCCTGTTATTTTAGGTTCTAAACCAGATGTATTTACAGGAGCACCCGGGTTTTAAATGTGATAGTGTGTATATAAAATATATAAGTAATAGTAAATATTATAATTACTTATATTCGAGAACTATCTAGTCCATATAAGACGGCATTTTATCGATATTTATTATTCTATGAGTTGTTTTAACCTTTTTCTTAGGAAACTCATAATCTGCAAAAATAGGTTTGGACAATTGTGCTTGAGGTGTATGATTATGAACACTTCGCGCAATCATCTTATACAGCTTAAAGTCAGGATAACGTTCCTCGCCATTCGCCTTATATAAAATGTTCCTATTTTGGTCATCAGTAACCCATTCCGCTATTAACTTAGCCAAAGGCTCTTTTTTACATATTGCTGCAACACTGCTCATGTCGTCAATAAAGTAATCAAAAATAGAACAACCCAAGCGACATAAATCAAAACTGAAATTGGGTTCTAAACGCGGCTTCTTATCATTAAAATAGGGTTCGCAGTTATATTGCGTAGCAGCATCACCTGTCATACTGAAGCTGTCGCTACATATGACTTTAGATTTATATTTATAAATAGCGCGACCAAAATCGATAATCTTAAAAATGCGATTATATGTAGGTACGCGATAGTATTTCTTATTAAAATGATAATATATATATTCTTTTTCGGTGTATATGTACATTACATTATTTGTGTGTAGGTCATTATGTGTAAATCCGAACAACTTTTGATATGTAATAAGAGTCATAATAATCTGCATAAGCGCTGACCTCCATTCATTTTCTGTCATCTCCTTTTCTTGCATCATAAGAGAATCAAGAGTATTATCACATTTCTCCAACATAATTGCGGAAACCGGGAAATTCTTAATTATTGCCCATAATGTTTCATCGTCGTCATATTCGTCATCGTCGTCGTCATTATCACATTCATCCTCTCCTTGACTACCGTCTTCATCTTCATTGTATTCTTCGTCGCCTTGACTTCCCTCATCGCTATAAGAGTTATCAGAAATATTTTTTGACTTATTTTTTATTTTATCATTATTTTTTGATTTTTTATCTGATTTTTCTGCACCTGCACCGGCACCTATACCTACACCTGTTTCATCAAGACATATAATATCATCAATATCACAGTCACTTCCAGAACCGTTATCTGTTTGGCTATCACTTGTATAAGATGAACGAGAAGAACATGAACCAGATGTAAATGAGTCACTACTATCGCTGTCATTGTTAACATGTGAATCCTTATTTAATACAATACTGTCTGTTCCTTCAACTATATTTCCAGCATCAGTAACTATATCATCTAGTTGCGATGTCAATGTAACATCGTCGCATAACACACACGCACTAGATAATTCTTTATTATCAGAAGATATATTAAATATAGAACTTAGTTCAGTATTAATTTTATCAAAGTCTTCGTGGACAATAATATTATCTGAGTTATCTGATTGCTGTATGTTTTCATTATTGCTAATTATAATTTTTTCCTTTTTATTTCTTGTATTTTTTTGTTGTCTATGTGCGTAGTTTGAATGGTTGCTATCATTGTCATTGTCTACGCTTTCGCTATCATTGGAATATTCAATATCTTCTATATCAAAAAGAATATTCTTATTTTTATTAAAAAATGGGTTTTTATCTAAATAGTCTATATCGTCAATTACGTTATAGTAAAAATCCTTTTTAATAGCATTGAAAGAACCATAGAAATTAAGACCATTAATAAAGTCATGACAGTTTAAAACTTGACTTGATAAGTATGAAAAAAAACCATCAACATATGCCGCATTATTTCTGTCATTTGCTTTTAAATGCCCCTTTTTTTCAAGTTTCGATAATATCGGAATATTTATAACTTCCTCTTCTATATTTAAATTTTCATATTTTCCTGACATGTATTTAACAGGATCTATTAAAGGGGAAAATTTAATAAAAATCGGTTTATGAAGAACTGTTAAAGATTCTGAAGTGCTTTTAAAGGCATCTACAACTGCGGCTTGTATATTATTTTTATCAACAACACCTGATAAAGCGGATACATAAAAACGTTGATTCAAATTTATAGAGTTATAGTTTGTCTCATTTAAATTAAAATAGTTTTCATATATGGGAATGTAATTTTTACTATTTACTATACCAAGCTCGGATTCTTCTAAAGAAGTAAATAAATCACGAGTGTTAAGTTTTCTATAGTTTAACGAAAATGTGTTTTCTCCAAAAATAGGCTGATCGTCGCAAATATCCATCGTCGATTACTTAATTATTTAAATACATATTTTTATTATTTTTTAAACTAATAAAAGATACTAAAAACCAACTAAAAGATACTAAAAGATACTAAAAAACTACTAAAACATAAATATGCGTTTGTAAAATTATATTTTTTAATATGTAGTATAAATAAGTAAATATATATAATAAATGAGCGTGGGTTTAGAATTAGCAAAATTTGATATGCGGTCAATTAGTTTTAGACCCGATGAAAATAAAGGACCCGTTATTGTTCTTATTGGACGACGTGATACAGGTAAAAGTTTTTTAGTAAAAGACTTAATGTATTATCATCAAGATATTCCTATCGGAACGGTTATATCTGGTACAGAGGCAGGAAACGGTTTTTTTGGAGAGCATGTTCCTAAATTATTTATTCACGATGCTTACAATACGGCGATTATAGAAAATATTTTAAAACGACAAAAAGCCGTATTAAAACAGATGAAAAAGGAGATAGAATCTTATAAAAGAAGTACGATTGACCCTCGCACATTTGTGGTATTGGATGACTGTCTTTTTGATAATAAGTGGACAAAAGATGTAATGATGCGTCTACTTTTCATGAACGGGCGTCATTGGAAAATCATGTTAGTAATTACGATGCAGTATCCTCTAGGTATTCCACCCAATTTGCGAACAAATATTGATTATGTTTTTATTTTGCGTGAGCCATATATTGGAAATCGTAAAAGAATTTATGAAAACTATGCAGGTATGTTTCCAACATTTGAAAGTTTTTGTCAAGTTATGGACCAGTGTACGGAAAATTATGAATGTTTGGTAATTAATAATAACGCAAAGTCGAATAAACTGCATGACCAGATATTTTGGTATAAAGCGCAAACACATGGTCCATTTAAATTGGGTGCAAAAGAATTCTGGGAGATGTCTAAGGATATTCACTCTGATGATGAGGAAGAACAGTATGACCCGGCAAATATTAAACGCAAAGGTCAGGGTCCAAAAATCAAAGTGAATAAAAACAAATGGTAATATATAAAACTCTAAAAAATTGATAAAAAGGATGTCATAATCTTTTTTTCATTATCTTTTGATATGTTATTTGTATCAATATCATTGTTATCTAAGCTATGAACTGACCCAAGGCATACATTTGGAATATTAAAATAATTTGAAAGAAATATAGTAACATAAATACTTTCTGAACCTATAAATAATTTATTAACATTATTTTTTTCAGATGTATCACGCATTTCATATTTTACTTTTGTATTATCATAATTATTTATAGTAACTGTATCATTGATTAGATACTTAGTTTTTACATATATATTAGTAGTTTCAATATAGTTCGGGAATTCACTGTTATATTTATAATTTTTAAAATCGTTAGCTATAACAGCTGATGTTATTTGACAAATATTTTCAGATTTAAAATAGTTGCTGTATATAATAGACATATCTACTATACACGATGGCTTTAATTCAGTAATAATATCCTTTAGTTTTTCTAATAGATATTTTTTATTTTTGTATTTTTTAAAACTACCTCTCGTCATAAAATAATAATTATCATCATATACATAAATAGTTCCATTTAATAATTTTATTTTTTTAGAATATTCCTTTATGTTTCCAAAAAAAAAACGAAAGTAATTTTCAATATGTAAGTTATCTATAATTATAAACGCATTTTTAATATTTACTTCAAATTCTGCACTATCAAATTTACGAGAAAATGGTTTATTTTTAATATTTTCTATAAAATCTAATATCCAAATATTTTCAGATAATTTTGCAGGTTTGTGTGTAAAAATACTATTTATCCAATAATATTGTTTACCTTGTATTATAGAAGGGGACATAGTAACAATACTATCAATACCTAAAATATCTACTGAATATTTAACACCATTTATTTGTAATTGAACATATGTATGTATAGATTTTCCTGTATCATTTTCGAAATAATAATGATAACCATTCGGTGTTTTTTCATATACCGTATCTTTTGGAATTTTTTCAATTAAAAAATCAGCACTTTGTATTCCATCTTTTGTATCTATATCTAATACTATATGATTATTCGGAATAAATCCTATAACATTTTTATTTTTAAATTCGCCTTTTATATTTTCTTTTTTTAATTTTAATTGTTTTGAAATATATTTTTTCTTTATCTCCTCAACATAAAGCATATTATAATTTTTCACATTTAATCCCATGTCTTGTAATTTATAAAAATCTGTTTTTAAATTATACATATATAATGCATTTGATGCTGCTCTATATAGTAAGTACAAGCATATAATAAGAGCAGCTAAAATAAATAATAAACAAACTAAACGAATAAACACGTTACCAGAGTTAAATGATTTAAAATAGTTAGTTACTACATATTGTTTTACCTTTCTATTCATACCTATTAAAAAGCAAATATTATATATTAATGACATATAATATTTAACATATAATATTTAATAGTTGATATCGAGTTTTACACCTTTTTATTTAATTTAATTTAATTTAATTTTATTTTGTATCCTAGTTTTCAAAATGCGTCAACTTTGACAAACCGTGGTCAGTCTTCTTATCGAGAACAACATTCTCAGCCTCGAACATGCTCTTCTTAATATCATCGACCGATGCATCCTCGTCCAGTCCATCAAAGTTCGCAACATTTGAAATGCCTACCAATTCACCATCAGCATTAATCGTTTGTGTAAGTTTATTACCAGACTCTTCCGCTTTCTTCATATTATCTTCAATAGCCTTTTGTCTAGCTTCACGCACACGTTTCTCAAACTCCTGTTTTGCAGTATCTTCATTCTTCTTTTTATCGGACATAAGTTGGTTGAGTGTCTCTTCCATATACTCGACGCGTCCAGTCTTATATGCCTCTGGGTGGAATGGTACCCACATACCGACTTGTCCTACATAAATATCATGATTGGGATCAACCTCGCGCAGCAGTTTACAGCGAAGCTCTGCCTCGCCTTGTGTAGCAAAAACGCCACGTACTTTGATACCTCGTGTAGACGTCTGAAACTCGTGTTTCTCGCTGAATTTCTGCTCAAGTTCGTCCTCATTGTTGTCCAAAAATGTTTTATAATCATCGCTAATTAGTGTTCCCGATGTTGCACGAATAGTCTCGCCCTCTTCCTTTGTAAACTCCTGGAAATCTGCAGTAAGTTTATCGAAAGAAAGAGAATACTTAAATGATACGAAATTAAGAAACTGTGTAAATTTTTCCATGGACTTTTTATAATCCCACTGCTTCACAAACTGCTCAAAAAGAAACTGCTCCTTCTGTTTAATAATATGTTCTGGAGAAACGAATGAAAGACATACAAATTTTTGACCAGCAATCGGTTTATCTTCCTCCAAAAGATCGGCATATTTGGGATTTTCCTTTCCATCGGGAAAACATTTAGGAGTAACTCCCTTTGGTAAACTATTAGGTTGAGACATTATAAGTATAATTATAATATATATTTAAATAATAATTTTAAGTTAGTTTAACCATTTATTAATTTAAAAATACATGTTTAATAATACATGTTTAAGAATACATGTTTAAGAATATATCAAATATAAAATATAAACTATAAACTATAAATATCTAATATATATTGAATATTAATATTTTTTTCTACATTATATTTATAATGTACGGAACACTTGATTTTAGTGAGCTTTTTAAGCGCTTTATTAAGTATATTATCGAAGGTCTTTGCGTCGCGATAGTTGCTTACTCCATACCATCTCGCACTCTTAAATTGGACGAAATTGCGTTGATTTCTCTTGTAGCTGCAGCCACCTTCGCCATCCTTGATGTTTATGTCCCCACTTTAGCCGTTTCTGCTAGAACAGGTGCTGGTTTCGGTATAGGTGCTAACCTTGTCGGCTTTCCCACTCCTCTGAAGCTTTAAATATTAAATAGCTAAAATAAAAGTGACTATTTAAGGGTTGATATTTATTATTTAATATTCATTTATTAATACAATATTTATAATATAAAATATTGTATTATTTATATAGTATATAATACATAACATATAATACATAACATATAATACCAAATGATAACATTAAACAAACTATATTTAAATTTAAACTGTATTCAATTTATATTTGTATCACTTCTTTTAATATGTCTTATTATTAGTTTTTACATCAGCGTTGTTACATTATTTTCAACAGATAATACACATAATCGTATATTTTCGGTATGGCAGTTTCCCATGTTACTTGCAGTTTTAGTTGATACTATTTATCATAATGGAAGATTTAAAAAATATGTTTGTTAATTTGTTAATTTGTTAATTTGTTAATATTATTGCGTAGGAATAAAAACCCAATTTAATTCTTCACAAATTTTCTTCCAAATATCATCTTGTTCAATTCGTTTTTCCTTATCTTTCAACATCGGAAAATAAGAAAGAAACTCGTTCTTCTCAAGAAGTTCGCACAATTTATAAACCGTATAATAATAATTCAAAAAATTCACACGGTCATCCGGGCAAAATTTCGCATAAGGTCCTTGTATCTCCATAAAAAGATTACATAATGTCTCTTCTAACTCAGGTGTCATAATAGGCGGTTTAATGCCGAGTTTATCCTTAATAAATGGGATATGTTCATAATATTTATTATACCCTAATTTTTTGAGAACTTCTTTTGCTTTAGAGTTTGTAAATTTTGAAAGAGGTATGCGTTCTTTATTAAGTTGCTGCTTTATATTTTCGAGAACTTCTTCAGGAATTTGCGTAGTTTCTTTTGCTTGAAACTGAGCGAGGATTTCTTTAAAATGGTTAATTCTTTTGTAAGCATAAAAGCATGCTTCTTTGGGCGGTTCTTTATAAGATGGCTTCTCATTTTCAATAAGGTAGGTAACTTGTTTTGCACATACGTTACATACCATAATACCCTCATGTTCGACAGGAATCATTTCTCCTTTATTACATGATTGACATATATCGGTGGCGTAAATATAGTCGTTTATGTTAATAAAAGTCTGGTCAAGATTTGTAAAAAACTTTTGAACATTATTATCATTCGCACGAGTTAAGGCATTTTCATCAAAGGTTTTATCATTTACTTTAAAGAAAGAATTAAGGATAGTGGTTTTGTTTGTACCGTTTGTAATTTCTTTTTTATTTTCAAAATAATCAAAAATAAATCTGCTATTGTTTAGGTAATAATCTTTAATTTTTTTCTTATTTTTATAGATTTCTTCTTTTATATCGTATAAAGAATCTTGTAACTCTATTTTTTCATTAACATCTGCTATAGTCTCAGGATTATTTAATTTTGTCATTATTTCATTTTTTTTGTGAATTAATATAGGTAAAACATCACTGTTAATTAAGTTGAATTCTGACTGTAATTCACGATGAACACTATCTAATGTCATTATTCTTTTTTTGTCTACGAAAATTTTTTTATTTGTTTTATGTTTAAAAGACGGCATCTATATATATCTATTATATTCTTATAAGTATAACTTTTTTAATATATAATAATTAATAATTATATCTATTTTAGTATTTTTTAATTATATAAATATTTATATACATATTTATATACGCATTTACATAAATGTACGCAAATCAACAGAATAGTCAAAATATGAAAGTACAAAATATGAAAGTACAAAATAATACCAATGATAATAATGGTAATAGTAACACCAACCCTGATGATAACAACCATTCATTACTACGTTTGATAAGAAAATTTTTAGATACTAAAACAGAAACTGTTTTGACATTTGCAGCGGCAGTAGCTATAGCGACTGCATTTAAAGATTTAATTTTAAGTATAATAACTAATATTATTCATCCTTTATTTATAAAGTTAGTATTACTTACCAATATAAACAAATATATAAATATTGCATCATTAAACACAACACAGGATATAGTAACTAATATATCACAATTTATAATAAATATTTTTAGTTTTGTATTGATATTAGTAGTAACATATTATTTGTTTCACATAATAATTAATTCTAATTAGTTCCAGTTAGTTCTAATTAGTTCCAGTTAGTTCCAGTTAGTTCCAGTTAGTTCCAGTTAGTTCCAGTTAGTTCCAGTTAGTTCCGATTAAACTTGATTGTAATATTTATATTTTTATATTTTTTATATTATTTATATTTTTTATAATATAATATAAAATGGCTGAAATGAGGTGTAAGTTAAAGACCGGTGACCTTCTTTTATGTGATGATCTTGAATATAAATCGTGGGGGTTACTTAGTTGGGTTATAAAATTTGCTACAAAGAGTGATTTTTCTCATGTTGGTATGATTGTAGTAGACCCGGAATTCACGAATGTTTCATTAAAGGGAACATATGTTTGGACATCGGGTATTTCTGATGTCCCAGATCCGGAAGATAATACAAAGAAATTTGGTGTTCAGTTTGTTCCGTATGATCATTTTATTACAACATATGGTGGAAAAATATATGTTCGCAGAATAGAGTTTGAAAGTTCAGAAGAGTATAACAAAATATTTAACTTTGAAAAGTTAAAAGAAATACACAAAGTTGTATACGACAAACCGTATGATATTGTTGTTACGGATTGGATAGAAGCTTATTGTAAAAAGGACCCTCATCCTCAGAAAACTTCTAGATTTTTTTGTAGTGCATTTATTGGATATATTTATACAAAGTTAAGCTTACTTGATGAGGGATTAGACTGGAGTATTCTTTACCCAAGTTATTTTTCTAGTGAAAACAAAACATTTTCTTTGTATCACAAGGCAATCCTAACAAAAGAGCACCAAGTAGCAGGTTAAATTATATATAAAATAAAAATATAAAATATAAAATATAAAACTATAATGTTTAGGAATTTTTGTAGTATATAAACTGTAAATTGTAAATTATAAATTATGAAATATGTAAATAGGAATAATGTTAGGAATGCATTAATGTTTTCTCTATAAAAATAAAATAATGTTATCAAATAATTTAGACGTATGTACTAAAAGTGGTAAAACAAGTGATATAGAAGAAAATGTAGACGATAAAGCATGTAATACTAAATCTAGTTCGAATGTTTTAAAGACAAGTATAAATATAGAGTCATTAGATATTGTGAATATTAAGAGAGAAACATATTACAAAATGAAATTTATTATTAACTCTTTAGAAAAAAACTGGGCTATAAAAAAAAGGAAAACTATATTTTATTTAAAAAATTTAGAAGATTCTACGACGGAGATTATAACAGAAGACTATTTAAATAAACGTATTATCCATAAAATATACAACAGTAACAACAATGGGCAAGTGCAGAGGCAAAGTAGTACTCCTATTAATTTAGAAATAATTAAAAAGAAGGAAGATATAATACCATTAAAGGATGGAATTCATACATTAAAACAGTTAATAGACAAGGGTAAACTGGATATAAACGGTGAACAAAAAAATGATATTTATTTGATGATATTTTTGATGAATACTTTAGAAAATGGATGGAGTATACGAAAAAAGAATGACAACT